GTTCTGTTTACGCACAGAATGTTATGACCGTGTAAAGAACATCCTCACGAAGGACATGTTTGAGGGGGAGTGGGCAACCATCTGGCAAGCCCTCGTCACTGCTCATGCAAAATATAAGTCAGACATCACAGGAGCCGAGCTACAAGCTTTTTTTGACTCCTTGTACCCCGCCATGCCAGACAGTACTCGACTACGGCACTGGGAGCTTTTTGAGAGCCTCAACGATGAGATCGGTACCAACACAGATTTACAAGAGAATGTGATACGTGATTTATGGATGCGTAATCGCGCTCGTATGATATCGCAGTTGTCTGTTGACATATTCCTCGGTAAGGAGAAAAACTTTGGAGAACTCAAGCGACTCATTGAGAGTACAGCGGAGGATTCGATTGGCGAGAAGACGACGTACACGGAGGTGGACATGGGGCTCGAAGAGCTTCTGGACTCCCTTACGTTGGAACCTGATTTTCCATTCGACTGGGAACCGCTCTCCGGCTACATTCCGGGGTTGGATCGGGGACATTTTGGAATCATCTTTGCGCGACCGGAAACCGGCAAGACTACGTTCGTATCTTTTCTCGCTAAGAAGTTCCTCGAGCAAGGGCTTACCGTTGCGGTTTGGGGCAACGAGGAGCCGGCTGTCAGAACTAAACTACGCATCATCCAGAGTCATTTTAAAGCTACGCGGAAAGAACTCAACGAAGGGCGTGTTAAGTATGCGGAAGCATGGCATAGCGAGATCGGTAGCCGTTTGCATGTTCTCGACTGCGTTGGAACGACCATTCAGGAGATTGATGACTGGTGCACGATTAACAAGCCGGACATCGTATTCATTGACCAGTTAGACAAAGTGAAGATCGCAGGTAAGTACAACCGTGGCGATGAGAAGCTCAAGGAGATCTACCTGCAAGCCCGAGAAATTGCTAAGAGAAACAAGTGCTTAGTGTGGGGTGTGTCACAGGCATCGGCAGAGGCAGAGTCTATGATGCACGTGGAGTACCAGTACCTCGACAACTCCAAGACAGGTAAGGCGGGAGAGGCTGACTTGATTATCGGCATCGGCCGCACAGGTGACCGATCCCCCGAGAATACTAAGAGGTACATCTGTATCTCGAAGAACAAACAGAACGGCTGGCATGGCACCCTACCATGTGAGCTCGACATGTATCGGGCAGTGTACGAAAAGAACAATACCGTGATTGTCGTACCACCTGAGAACCAAGAGCCTGTGGCTCAACCAACAGAGGAAGACTACGATGCCTAACAAGACAAACATTGACTGGTCCATACCAAAGAGTGAGAACCCTCGTTTGCGTACCTATCAGGCGTACCACAACATGAAGAGCCGGTGCACTTCAGATCAGCCCGTGATATACCCCTACTACAAAGCGAAAGGGATTGTGGTCTGTGATCGTTGGCTCGAGTCCTTCGATAACTTTGTCGAAGATATGGGGTACTGTGAAGAATACGGACTCACGCTCGACCGTATCGATAGCTCTAAAAACTACACCAAAGAAAATTGCCGTTGGGCATCCGGCCTGCTTCAAGGGTTGAACCGCTCCACATCTCGTGACACCGCTAAAGGGGTGTACTACCACAAGACACATGATAAGTGGTTCTCTTCAGTTAAGCTCGGGCGTAAAAATATCCACCTAGGTTGCTCCGAAACTGAGGAAGAAGCGATTAAGATTCGAGCGGCGGCAGACAAGGTCATCGAACGTCTAATAGAGATGGAGGTGATTCAGTGAACATTCTCACGTTTGACGTGGAGACAACCCACAAGCCAAAACCCAATGGTGGGTATACACCACTTCCCTATTTTGGTAATCATTTGGTGAGCATCGGGTGGAAGGTGTCCAATGAACCTGTCAAGTATGCGTTTGTCCACCACGATGAACACGATCAAGACTACGACAAGATTGAAGAGTTTAGAGAGGCTTTGCGCGTTGCTGACGTTATCGTCGGCCACAACGTGAAGTTCGACCTCAACTGGATAAAGGAGTGTGGATTTAAGTATGATGGACCTGTCTACGATACTATGGTGGCTGAGTACCTCCTTGCGAGAGCACGTAAGTGGCCGCTCTCCCTCGATGCCCTCGCTAAAAGGTATGAGGTTACTGAAAAGAAGAAAGACCTTACGACGGATTATCTCAAGAGCGGCAAGACATTCGCGCAGATACCGTGGGAGATCGTAGAGGAGTACGGCATAGCGGACGTACAGGCGACATGGGAGGTGGCTGATAAACAGGTAAGGGAGAAGTATCAAACAACGTGGGAAGAATTGTATGGCGAAGCATGATAAGTGGTCTAAGAAAGAAATAGATACTCTGGTTACTATGTGGAAGGCAGACCGCCCCTCCGTAGAGATTGCGGAGACACTGAACCGTAACCGATCTACAATCAGTATGTTTGTGTCAAGACACGCGAAAGAACTAGGCATCGAGAAACGAATGCACCTATGCTACGGGGGCAGACCCAAATCAACTAAGCTACTGTCCTTTGACAAGCAGTGGGCAGGGCCAGTATCATGCGGGCATTGGATGATCACTAAACCGTGGGGTAAGACTACAAGTGCCAAGCATCGCTGAGTTCTGGAGGAACACCTACAAGAATGACAGGGTATCTTTCTGGTGTGAGTTGGTAGGGCTGATTCTTGCAGTGACTGCGAGCATGTACTTAGCGATCAATGCCAGTGATCCTGACATGAGATACGTGTACCCAATCGCTTTTGTGGGTGCAGTCGTACAGTCATATGCGAACTGGCGTAGGGGGTTAGCTTGGGTCATGTTGTTGACTACGTACTTTTCCTGCATTAGCCTGTTTGGGTTCGGTAGAGCAATGGGGTATTATTAATTAGGAGTGAGACATGATTAAGTTTGAATACAAACCGCGGGCACCTGATGCTGATTGGGGTATAACTTTTGATCCGCCTGCTGTGGAGAGCGTGACCATGACATTGGGTCATGATGTCACATGGGATGAGGCGACGGCTGAGTTCCACAACTTCCTACGTGCGGCAGGGTATGTGATCCCGTATGACTTTGAAAAAGATGCATAGTATATCTATGCAAAACTCGTAGGAGATAAACCGTGTGTGGTGGAATTTATGAAGAGGACTTTAGTATGAAAGACTTAGGAACAGACGCACTCATCGGAGTGAGTGACATGGTAGAGCACGAAGATGGCTCTGCAACATTCAAGATCGATACAACCCCGGAAGCGACTCGACTTCTCGTGGAGATCGGGCTAGTATCCTTACTCGAGAAGGCCATTGACAAGGATAACGATGAGTATTCTCTTGACCCTTCCCTGAGGAAAGACGAGGCAGATGTGGATGAATAAGAAACCGATGATTGACCGAGGACTACTCGGCGGGGTAACCTTAGAATCTGCCGTTAAGTTGGTGGAGTTCCTGAAGTGCGAAGCTGACATGGACGACGACCTAACGACAGTCGAGTACTACAATGGTATGCTCGAAGGATTAAACGCAAACATGGCTGGGGAGATATGCTCCGAAGCCCTCGAGAGAGAGATCAAAGCCTATGGCATCGAAACTTGTATCAACTTTAAAGCTTTCCCTACAGATGACAGAAGTCTTATCGAGCTTGGAACGGACAGGGATAAAGATTGACCCCAGTGTCCTCGCTGAGATTGAGAAAGAATACCGGGATGAGATGAACGCCCTCGAGGTCAAGTTACAGCGCATGGCTGAGGCCGCGATGGGGGATACCCCTGTCAACCTCAACAGTGCCGACGACCGCTCGATGTTGTTCTACTCCCGTAAAGTCAGGGACAAGAAGCGTTGGGCATCAATCTTCAACTTGGGATCAGAGTTACGGGGATCTACCCGTAAGCCGAAGAAGCGTACAAAGTACAGCAAAGGCGAATTCTCGCACATCGTAAAAGACGAATGCGAGATACTCCACAAAACGATGGCGACCCGCTGTGTGCCCTGCAAGGGAGCCGGCCGTAAGAGAGTCACGAAGAAAGATGGTACGGAAGGTAAAGCCGTACGGATATGTAAGTCCTGTGGAGGCGATGGAGTAATCTATGCGAAGACTAAAGAAATCGCCGGTTTCAAAATTATCCCGCGTGATGCGTGGGACACAGCGGCCGCAGGGTTCAAGACAGACCACGAGACACTTAAAGAACGCCTCACTGAGCTTTCTGGAGACGCCCGAGAGTTTGCAGAGTCATACTCCCGATATAATGCACTACGAACTTATCTCTCTACTTTCGTCGAAGGGCTCAAAAACAATCGAGATGGAAACGACATCGTTCATCCGGACTTCATGCAATGTGTCACGGCTACAGGACGACTCAGTTCTCGTAACCCCAACTTCCAAAATATGCCCCGAGGATCTACGTTTGCTATCAGAAAAGCAATGGTCTCTCGTTTTGAGGGAGGGAAAATCCTCGAGGCTGACTACGGACAACTCGAGTTCCGAGTTGCCGGATTCCTAGCCAACGACCCGCAGGCATACCACGACGTGGAGAACAAGACAGATGTACACACTGTTACTGCTGAGATTATTGGGTGTTCCCGCCAAGATGCTAAGGCACACACCTTTAAACCTCTTTATGGGGGTACCACAGGTACTCCTGACCAACAGCGATACTACCGGGCTTTTAAAGAGAAGTATGCTGGGGTAGCGGATTGGCACGACAAGCTACAGAGTGAAGCTGTCGAGAAGGGGTTTATTACGCTACCGTCAGGAAGACAATACGCCTTCCCCGGAACGACATGGACTGAATGGGGGACGGCAACCAACCGCACCTCCATATGCAACTACCCTGTTCAGGGTTTCGCAACAGGTGATCTCCTACCAATCGCCTTAGTAAAGTTGCATAAGTCTATGAAATCTAAGGACTTAAAAAGTGTTATATGTAACACGGTTCATGATAGTATTGTACTTGACGTATTCCCCGGAGAGGAGGATACTTGTACTACCCTCGTGGTTGAGGCAATGATGTCTCTACCCGAAGAGTGTCGGCGGAGGTATGGTGTGGAATATGATATGCCAATCTCAGTCGAGTGTAAGATGGGGTCCAATTGGTTGGACACCGAAGTTGTCTACGCAAACTAAGGAGAGCGTAATGGGCGAATTGAGCGTAACGGATAATGCATTCGATGGAATGCTGGCGGCAGTCAAGTCAGGAGACCGTGAAGGTCTGATGAAACTGTCTGGACAAACAGCAGACGATACTCCCAAAATGGGATTATCTCGGCTCAACATTAACTACGACACTGAGACTGACGAAGGTCAAACCCTCAAGAAAGGTGCGTGGAAGGTTTACTACGATGGAGAGTTTGTTTACGCAGACACTGTAGAGTTCCGTCCGTTATTGCGTACGTATGAGTGGAGTGTGTGGGATCAGGAAGAGGGTAAGTTTTCTTCTCGTTCTGTCCAAGCACCATCATTGGACTTTCAGTTTCCTGACATCACAGGTGGAAACAAGTGCGGCCGCTTATCTAAGTCAGAGGAGGAAGAGCTAGGGGATAAGCACCCTAAGACTTTGGCTTCTCGCCTTGCGACGTGTAATCAGGTGTTTTACGCCTTGATCACAATGACAGGCAAAACAGCGGAAGGTATGGAGGTTAAGATCGAAAACTATCCGGTCATGACTTACTTCAAGCGGTCCGGCTTCCGCCCTGCTCGTGAGGCGATTGAGCGTTTAGGTAAGAACACTCTCATGAATGAGGTTGTGTTTGAACTAACAACTAAGCGTAACAAGATGGGCAGTGTAACTTACTTCACTCCTGTGTTTACGCAAAAAGAAACTATCCCGATGAACGATGCGACGATGGAGACGATGACTATGTTCCTCGAGACAGTAAAGGCGTCTAACGCGAACATCCTCGAACAGCACAAGGAGGCTGTTAAGAGTAAGGTTAGTGAAGAGGAAGTTGACTTAGCGGCAGACTTTAACTGATGCTGGCGGAAGTTCAAGTTAAGAACTTCCTTCAAGCGGCCACGAGGGGGGAAGCATCGCTTTCCCCTTCTGTGCTTGAGGAGTTTGCACAGGAATGTCGAGAGGCACTCGAAAAACAATTTGACCGTAACCCGGAATGGCGGATACGTATGAGCGGGCTAGGACGGCCTCTCTGTCAACAGATACATGGACGTGATGGTAAAGATGAGGAGATGACTTACAACGCTATCCTACGCTTTCTCATCGGGGATCTTGTGGAGTGTGCCGTGATGGCGATCCTCAAGGGTGCCGGTGTAAAGATCGTAGAGGCACAGGGAAAGTGTCAGTTAGACGTTGGAGGTGAAACGGTACAGGGTACCCTCGATTTAATTATCGACGATCCTGTGGACGGAGAGAAGGTCTGGGACGTTAAGTCTGCTAGCCCGTACTCCTACGCACAAAAGTTTAGTAAAGGTTACGATAATCTTAAAGAAGACGACCCCTTCGGCTACCTCATGCAGGGACACCTGTACGCAGAGTCAAAGGGTAAAGACTTCGGCGGGTGGATCGTTGTGGATAAGTCGAGTGGCGAAATCCAGTTTGTTCAAGCCCCGGACGACCAGCAAGAAGACAGGGATCATTACATCTCTGAAGCTGGTAAAGTTGTTGAAGCCTTGATGTCCAACTTTAAATACAAGAAGCCGCCGATAGAGCCCGTTGATGAAGCCTTTACCTTGCAGGGTGAAAGGATTTTTACGGGGAATAAACTCTTGAGTAAGAACTGTACGTTTTGCGGTTACCGTAAGCACTGTTGGCCGAAGGCTGTACAGCACGAGAAGGTAACCTCTCGGGCAAAGAACAAACCTGTCGTCTGGTATCACACATTGAAGGTTAAGGAAATATGAAGACAGCAGATATCAAGAAGGTAGTCGAGCTACAGGGTAAGATTTTAAAACTCAAGGACCGCATCATGAAGGACGTAGAGCGGCACAACACGATGGTTATTGATGAGCTACGTCCGATGTTGGAGGGGGTATTACCCTCAACAATCTATCAAGTAGGGGACATGACCTACAAGAGGGGTAAACTCTTTTGTCAACTCGAGTGTCAGGACTACGGTCTCGGCATAAAGGCAGAGGGTTTGGCGACTCTCCGAAGAATTGTTGTGGAGGATAAAGATGCCCCTTCTGATGACACAGAAAGTGGACCGTCAGCTTCTGTATCTGAATGAGGGAGCTCACGCAGTTTACGTTGAAGCGGCAGACAAGAGTGCGGGCGACCCTTGGGTAAGATGGGCTCGGAACTTCGAGAGAGCGTTACCACTTACGATGTGGTCCCATTTTGGGACTTCGCTATCTCACGAAACCTTCGAGAGAGACTCCCGTACGTTTAGTGCGGAACATCAAAGGATTAATGAAGCGGTTCGGCAGGGGCGTGTCTTAATCTTTCCGGGGGATGAGTATAGTATCGCCTTGGATAGGTTGCTAAATACTAGCCCAAAATTAGCTGATAGAATTTCTCAATCGATACAGGGGCTTGCAAAGTTATGAGTAAACCACAACGCCATAAGTTCCGCTCGGATTACGAATTGAGTGTAGCAAAATACCTTGCAGAACAAGGAGTTAAGTACGAGTATGAGTCTGAAAAGCTCTCGTACCAACCGAAACTCAAGACTTATACCCCGGACTTTTACCTGCCGGAACAAGACATCTACGTGGAAGCCAAAGGGTTCTTCAGTCCTGCGGACCGACAGAAGATGTTGTTGGTGATTAAGCAGAATATGTTTTGCGACATACGGATGCTTTTCTTGCGAGCATCAAACAAACTGAACCGTTCTAGTAAGACGACCTATGGATCATGGTGTGATAAGCATGGTATCCTCTGGGCAGACAAGACAATACCACTGGAGTGGTTGGAGAAGAAAGCATGACAGACTTAACCCTAGATCAAGACAAATTGATTGCCCTCGAACAAGCCGGCCTACTGAAAGGGCGGTACTACATTGTATTGGAGCCAGTTGAAAGTGAAGATGAAGACGAGGATGGTTTTGCTGTCCGCGCATACGCAACTAAAGATTTTAAGATGGAAGATGATGATGAAAGTGGTCTGGACCCGACTTATGTGGTCCTTCAAGGATTACTTGGGGCACTCCACGAGCACTTCGACGACGTGTACGACATGGGATTGGAGAGGGTTACGTTGGAAGCACTCGGTGAAGTCGTCCCAGAAGAAGACCTGAAGCCGGAACATAAGGAACGCATCAAGTCGATGGAGGGTAATGTGATCATGGCGAACTTCGGTAACTTACAATGAGTGATTGGAAGAACCCCGCGCATTACCAGAAGAAAGACTTTGAAGCTATCGACGTGATTAAATCTGTTCTTACGGAAGAACAATTTACTGGATATCTTATCGGAAACTCGTTAAAATATTTGTTACGGATAAACGATAAAGACACCGTCGAGATGAATATAAGTAAAGCGGAATGGTACGCTAACCGCTTAGAAAAAGAACTGGAGAAATGATGGAACACATGTACTGCAACAAGATTGCGATTGATTACGACCGCGATGAGAACTTTTCGGCACAGGCCCTGAAGTTACTCACGGACTACTACATGTTGCCTGACGAGTCGAGCCCCCAAGAGGCATTTGCTCGTGCGGCTTTGGCTTATTGTGAGGGTGATTATGGATTTGCTCAACGTATATACGACTATGCAAGTCAGCGTTGGTTTATGTTTGCTAGTCCTGTTCTTAGTAATGCTCCGAGACTGGGGGATGACCCCAAAGGATTGCCCATTAGTTGCTTCCTTACTTACGTT